GTGATGAAGTAATTGTTCATCACAATGTATTTAGAAGATGGTTAGATATTAAAGGTATTGAAAAAAATAGTAGAAGCTTTATAGATGAAAATAATTATTGTGTAAAACAAGATCAAATATTTTCATACAAAAGAAATAACAAATGGTTGCCAGTAGATGGTTACTGTTTTGTAAAGCCAGTAAAAAACAAAGATACATATTCAACCCAACAAGAAGAAGAACTAGTTGGAATTATTAAACAGGTTGACACTAAATTAAAAAACTTTGGTATTAAGAAAAATGATTTAGTAGGATTTGTTCCAAATAGTGAATATGAGTTTGTTATTGATGGTGAGAGATTATATAGGGTTTTAAGTAACAACATTTCAATTAAATATGAATATAAAGAAAACGAAGAAGAGTATAATCCAAGCTGGGCAAGTAGCAGTTGAGGAATTAATTAAAGTAGCTAAAGAAGCTATAGTTGATTCAGATGATGATATATCGGCAGATAGATTAAAAAATGCTGCTGCAACAAAAAAACTTGCTATCTTTGATGCTTTTGAAATACTCAACAGAATAGAAGAAGAAGAAAATATATTAGAAAACAAAATACCACTCGATACAAATCAAAGTATATCATTTAGTGGTTTTGCAGAAAGAAAGTCTAAATAAAAAAATATGGCAACATTAACAGCAACATTAACATTAGCAAGTACAGACATTACTTCAGATGCTTTAAGTTTATCTGTAACAGATTCTTTAACAGTAACAGATCCCATAATAGGATTAAGTAAAGTAGCAGCTACAACTACAGGCAATGAAACAATAATATTGGCATCACATTCTAGTATTAGATATTTGTATTTAAAGCACACCGGAGTTGATGCAAGTGATTCTGCAGTAACATCAACATTAGAAGTTGAAATAGAAAATGGAAAATCTTTTGGAGAATTAAGTGCAGGTGAATTTATGTTTGTTCCAATAGGTCAAAATAGTGGTTCAGTTGCGGTACAATTAGAGGCTTCTGCAAATACAATAGTTGCTGAATATACTTTCTTTACAAAAGGATAATATATGTATAAACAAACCTTATATAAGGTTGTAACTCCAATTAAATTAAATACAATAGCAAGACTTAACAAGTCTAAGAAATGGGAGTATGGTTATAACAAAGAACATGATATTGTTGTAATTAGTAAGACCGGTCAGATTGGGGATATATATGAGATACAAAATCTTAAGATAGCCTTACCCAAACAAAGCAATGTTATTAAGTTTAAAAGTAATAAATGGGAGTACACTGAATACCCTAAAGAACTTAGTAAGATAAAAACAATCTTTGATTGGAAAACATACTCCAATGACTTTAAAGAAAAATATATAGGATACATAGAGAATGAGTTTAAAATTAGAGAAGAAGGTTTATGGTACTATAATAGGGGTGTTCCTACTTATATTACTGGCACTCATTACATGTACTTGCAATGGAGTAAAATTGACGTTGGAAAACCAGATTATCGTGAAGCCAATAGATTATTCTACATCTTTTGGGAAGCCTGTAAAGCCGACTTTCGATCTTACGGGATGTGTTATCTTAAGAACAGACGATCCGGCTTCTCATTCATGGCGTCTGGTGAAACTGTCAACCTTGCAACAATATCCAGTGATGCGAGGTACGGAATACTGTCCAAGTCCGGTCCCGATGCGAAGAAAATGTTCACCGACAAAGTGGTGCCTATATCCGTCAACTATCCGTTCTTCTTCAAACCAATACAAGACGGTATGGATAGACCAAAAACAGAACTCGCTTTTAGAGTTCCAGCATCAAAACTTACAAGACGGAGTATTACGAGCACCGACAGGACAGAGGATTTACAGGGCTTGGACACCACAATCGACTGGAAAAATACAGGAGATAACTCCTACGATGGAGAAAAAATCAAGTTATTGGTACATGATGAATCCGGAAAGTGGGAAAAACCAAACAACATCCTCAACAACTGGAGAGTTACAAAAACAACCTTAAGATTAGGTAGCAGAGTTATAGGTAAATGTATGATGGGTAGTACATGTAACTCATCAGATAAGGGTGGCGGTAATTTTAAAAAACTATACAGAGATTCTGATGTCACCAAAAGAAATAGAAATGGGCAGACTAGTTCTGGGCTTTATAGCCTTTTTATTCCTATGGAATGGAATTACGAAGGGTTTATTGATGAATACGGTCAGCCGGTATTTGATACACCTGAAAAAGAAGTTAAAGGACCTTATGGGGATTACATAGATATAGGTATATTAGAACACTGGCAAAATGAAGTTGATGGATTGAAAAATGATCCTGACGCACTAAACGAATTTTACAGACAATTCCCAAGAACAGAGGAGCATGCCTTTAGAGATGAAACTAAAAATAGTATATTTAACTTAACTAAAATATACGAGCAGATAGACTATAATGAAGTTATGGAGAATAATGCTTCTATAACTACAGGTAACTTTCAGTGGATTGATGGTATAAAAGATTCTAAAGTTATATTTTACCCAGATCCAAAAGGTAGATTTAATATTAGTTGGGTACCACAAAGCCATTTACAAAATAGAGTAATACAAACTAACAACGGTAAAAAACCGGGTAACGAACATATAGGTGCTTTTGGATGTGATAGTTATGATATATCTGGTACTGTTGACGGTCAAGGTTCTAAGGGAGCTTTACATGGATTAACAAAGTTTTCTATGGAAGATGCTCCACCAAATAAATTTTTCTTAGAATATATTGCTAGACCTCAAACAGCAGAAATGTTTTTTGAAGATGTATTAATGGCGTTAGTATTTTATGGAATGCCTATACTTGCAGAAAACAATAAACCAAGACTTCTTTATTATTTAAAAAGAAGAGGGTATAGAGGTTATTCTATGAATAGACCAGATAGAGTTTGGAATAAATTATCTATAACAGAAAAGGAAATAGGTGGTATACCAAACTCTAGTGAAGATATGAAGCAAGCACATGCTGCTGCTATTGAAATGTATATACAAAATTATGTTGGTGCAACACCACACGGTAGTTACGGTAGTATGTTTTTTAACAAAACATTAAATGATTGGTCTAAGTTTGATATAAATAATAGAACTAAATTTGATGCATCAATAAGTAGTGGTTTAGCAGTTATGGCTTGTAATAGAAATTTATACACACCTGTTGTACAAAAACAAAAACAAAAAATAAACATTGGATTTGCTAGATATAAAAATGAAGGCATGGCATCTAAAATAATAAAAGAACAATATGGCTGATTCAACTATTAAGAATTATTTTCCTAGTCAAGTAGTAAGTGATCTTGAAAAGATAAGTTCCGAATACGGTCTTAAAGTTGCCAAGGCAATTGAAAGTGAATGGTTTTATGGAGACTACGGAAGTCAAAGATTTAGAACTAATTTTAATAATTTTCATAGATTAAGATTGTATGCTAGAGGAGAACAATCTGTTCAAAAATACAAAGATGAACTGTCTATAAACGGTGACTTATCCTACCTTAATTTAGATTGGAGACCCGTACCTATAATACCTAAGTTTGTAGATATTGTAGTTAATGGTATTGCTGAAAGAACTTATGATATAAAAGCTTTCTCTCAAGATCCTTATGGAGTCAGTAAGAGGACTGAATACATGGAAGAACTATTGAAAGATATGAGAACTAAAGAACTCAATGAACTTTCAAAACAAGCTTTTGGATTAGATCTATCAACAACTCCAGAAGAAAAACTACCAGATTCAGAGGAAGAGCTTGCATTACACATGCAACTAACATATAAGCAAGCCATAGAAATAGCTGAAGAACAAGCTATTAATGTGTTGTTTGAGGCTAATAAATATGAACTCACAAAGAAAAGATTTTATTATGATCTTACTGTGCTGGGTATTGGATGTGTTAAAAATACATTTAACACATCTGAAGGTGTAAAAATAGAGTATGTAGACCCAATGAATTTAGTTTACTCTTATACTGAATCACCTTATTTTGAAGATATTTATTACGCTGGTGAAATAAAAACAATACCTATAAACGAATTAAAAAAAGAGTTTCCAAATCTTACTAATGAAGATTTAGAGGAAATAGAAAAACAACCAAATACAGTATCAGTTAGAAACAACAGATCCTACTACGATAAAACTGACAACAATCAAATAAATGTACTTTATTTCAATTACAAAACGTATATGAATGAAGTATATAAATTAAAACAAACAGGATCTGGTGGTTTAAAAGTTATTGTTAAAGATGATAGTTTTGATCCTCCGGTAGAAGTTTTAGATTCTAACTTTGAAAAAATATCAAGATCTATTGAAGTATTATATGAAGGTGTTTTAATTCTTGGAACAAAAATATTGTTAAAGTGGGAGATGGCATCTAATATGATGCGACCTAAAAGCGATAATTCTAAAGTTAAAATGAATTATTCTATTGTTGCTCCAAGAATGTATAGAGGGAGAATAGAATCTTTAGTTGATAGAATAACCGGATTTGCAGACATGATCCAGCTAACTCACTTAAAACTTCAACAGGTTATGTCTAGAATGATACCTGATGGAGTATATTTAGATGCTGATGGTATAGCTGAAGTTGATCTTGGTAATGGAACTAATTACAATCCACAAGAGGCATTAAACATGTTTTTTCAAACTGGTAGTGTAATAGGTAGATCTTTAACTTCTGATGGAGACATGAACCCCGGTAAAGTACCTATTCAAGAAATAGCAAGTGGTAGTGGTGGAGCTAAGATGCAATCACTAATAGCAAACTATAATTACTACTTACAGATGATAAGAGATGTTACTGGATTAAATGAAGCTAGAGATGGTAGCACTCCTGATAAAAATGCTTTAGTGGGATTGCAAAAAATAGCTGCAGCAAATTCTAATACAGCTACAAGACA